AAGGTTTCGATCTACGGGGCGAATCGCTCGAATTGAAGACGGACACCGAGGGCATCGTCGGTTTCTTCCTCGGCAGCCTCGGCAACTACGATACGCACGAAATCGAGTCGCACAACGTCAACGGCACCGTGGTCATCTTCAATACCTATGGCGAGCGATTGAGCTTCCGCTCGGAGCATGACCGCAAGAGGGCCGATAAGCTCGCCAAGGCGAGAGCCATCACCGGCAGGATGGTGGGCGAGGTGTTCGTCTTGAGAGACGACCAGATTGCAGCCATGCGAGAGGTGATGGATGCGGCCTATCGGTACGCTGTCGAGCACCCGCCGCAGTAACCACCAGCGAGCCGCCAAAGCAGAAAGGCCACCCGAGAGGGTGGCCTTTTCTCATTCCGCATCTTTCGGCTTGGGCAGGGTATCCCAATCGTCATCGCTGCCGATCTTGCGGGCATCGGCCCTCGCCCTCGCCCACATCTCCCGCACCGCCATTTCCAGAATGGCCACCTGGGTGACGCCCTTCACCTCGGCCAATTTCTCAATCTTGGCTCTGGCCTCATCGCTAAGGCGAAATGTCTTAGCGACTTTTCGGGATGCCATCCGTGTCTGACTCATCTCATGTTCTCGGTGCGGGGCCGGTGGAGTGAGTGTATTCACCTCGAATCCTACAGGCCAGAGCAATACTCGGGCCGGGCAGAGAATCCACGGAATCGGCACCCATCCATCATATCGGAATATGCAAAGGTAATTGTACCTTATGCGCATTTGAACGTGTGTTCATGCGTCGAAAATGTTCTCCGAAAATTCTCGGGCAGGGTATTGCACCCCGGTTGCACCTCTGGTCTACTCTCCCTCGCACCCGACGTATTGCCGAGAGCAAGACGAAAGGGCCGGGGCGATGGCCCCGAAAATCTGACGCATCCCCAAACGGGAGTAAGGCACTATGACTGCCGTCGTTCGTCGTCCGTCCACACCCAAGGCCAAGGGCCGGGCCGGCTTCACGCTGGTGGAATTGCTGGTGGTGATCGCCATCATCGGGGTGCTCATCGCACTGCTGTTGCCGGCTGTCCAGGCCGCCCGCACCGCAGCCGCCCGCACCGAGTCGGTGAACAATCTCCGGCAGCTTGGCATCGCCTCGCACGAATTCCACGACGCCAAGGGCAGCTTTATGGCCGCCTACACCGCCGACATCAGCGTTCACGCCGACGCATCGAGCCTGCCCTATCTGGCGGGCAAGACCCGTTTCAACCGGGCGATCTCGGACATCCTCGCCAACCTCGAAGCCGCCGACGCCGCCAACGTCGTCAAGCTCACCCCGATCGACAACACGAACAACATCGACGCCATCAATTCCGCCCTCGAAATGCAGCGAATCGTCACCCTCATCTCGCCGCTCGATGACGAGAGGGCAATCAACAGCGACACCGGGCAGGGGCCTTGGACCTCCTACGCTGGCAACTGGGGTGCCGGTTTCGCTCAGCCGGATTCCGGCACCGGCGACGACGCCGACCCCGACGACGCCGCACCGATGAACGGTGTCATCTTCCGCAACAGCAGAGTCAAACTTGCTGATATCAAGGATGGCTCATCCAACACCATCATGTGGGGCGAGACGCTGCCCGGCTCCGACAACAGCAACGCCCCGCTGCCGTGGTATCACCCCGGCGGTGCCGCCGTCTGGACCCCGGACTCTTCGCACTCCCAGAGCCCAGAGGTTCAAGACCCCAACAACGGTGGGGGCCGCACCACGTTCCTATTCTGGGGCAGCAAGAATCCGGGCGGTGCGGTGGCTTTCGGGATGGCCGACGGATCGGTGAAGACGATCAACCCGGACATCTCGCCCAACGTCTTCCGAGCCCTCTGCACCCGTGCCGGGGTGGGCAGGGGCGATGTGGTCCTGCCCTCGCCGGAAGTCTGGTCACGCTGACGCCGGCCCTCGCAACACCCCGCCCACCCCTCGCCGGGGTGGGCCTCTCCTGTCACAACTCATGACAACTCACATCCAAGCCGGAGGATCGACGATGACCGCCGACCGCACCGCACTGCTGACGCCCGCCACCATCGTGGCACTGCTCAACTCGACACCCGCCGACGAACCGCCCGCCGGCTGTGTGCTCGGCAGCGAGTGACCACCACCGACAGCCGACGGGGCCGGGCACTTCGCCCGGCCCTTTCCTTTGAGGGTGTGATCATGTCCAAGGCTAGCAAGCCAGCCGAGCGCTCGGTCTATATCCTCGGCTCGCACGAATGCAAACTGACCACGGGTTATCTCGCCACCCCCGCCGGCAGCGATCTCGACATCTACCTCACCGGCTTCATGGGGCAGACCCGCCTACACGGTTTCGTCACCGGCAACGGGGTGGTGATGTGCCCACGGTTCAAGGGTGGCCCTCTGGTGCTCGGCCAAGGGCATCTCTACACGCCGCCGCCGTTCAAGAGGGTGAAGACGCACCCCGGCTGCCGTTTCGTCTCGGTGGTCTCGATCGGCGGTCAAATGCCCGACCACATCGAGACTGGTGCAAATGGGTTTATGTGTACATACTCCGACACCATGCTCGATGAGGCGGTCATCAAGCTCATCCTAAGAAAGGCGATCGAGAATGCTTGACCCGCCGTCGCTCATCTCGGTGCCCGACGCCCTCATCATCTCGGCACTGTCCGACAGCATCGAGGAAGCCGATGAGGCCATCGGCGAATTGTTGATGAGGGCCGAGGCACACCGGCTCTCGGTGTGCCAATGGTCGATCATCCTCGCCATCGTGGCAGAGATCGAGGCCCACAAGCGTGAGACACTCAAGGTGCTAGCAAGGGAGAGAGATCGTGCCCGCCCATACCTTTGACGACTTTCTACCCGGATGGAAGAAAGGCAAGCCGCTGCCACCGAGGCAGAGGCACCGCAAGCACCCGCACCGGGGCGGGTTCACGTTCGATCGGGTCATCAAGACGGATGCACCCCCGCCGCCACCGCCTCGGCCAGACGTTGACGGCATGACAGGGGCCGAGGTGCTCGACACCTTGAGGGCGATGGCCGCCCGTGCAAGCTCGCACCCGGCACCCACGCCCGTTTGCCCGCCCCCGCCGCCAGAGGCCCACAGAGAGGCAGCCAAGGCCCTTGGCGGGCACCGGGCCGAGGCACCCCTCACCGAGGATGACCGCCTGTGGATCGAGGCGCTTAATGCACGCATGGATGGGCCGCCCCCGGCCCCATTGGCGAGGCCGGTTGTCATCCGGCGGGTGCTCAAGCGTTCGTCATAACTTGTGACACGGGCATCGCACCGCCGCAACCGCAACCCTTGGACTTCGCCAACCTTTGTGCCCTGGCCTCTAGCAGGGTCAAACGCTTGGGGCCATCGCTCTTGCCTGGGGCAGGGGTGCTGGCCTCTGGCGTTGGCTGCTGCTCGGCGTGGCCTTGGTCGGTCTGCTCAGCAGCAGCCCTGCATCTGTCCAGCCAGGGGGTGGGGGCTGTGGGCACCAGAGCTTTACGCTTGGCCTCGCTTTCGGCAATGCCGCATGACTTGCGATCATGCAACAGGCATCGACCTACAGGACCCAAGGGGCACCATTCGCATCGTTCGTCGATCATCATGTCCTCACTTACTCGAAGATTTCGTAGGTCGCATTAGGTGGACTCTCGCAGCACTGGTGCGCTTGCGGTGTCCAGATCGTTCCCGCCAGATCAACAGGCCCCTTGATGGCACTGAATGGGGCACAACCTGGGATAGTGCAGCCAACCCCGGTGCTTACCTGGGTGGGCCAAGGCCGGGTGCCGAACCGGAAAGGATCGGTGCATCCGACCGCCAGAGGGTTGCCGGTGCAAGCACAGTTGTATAGCCAGCACTGGCACTGGTCGCATGTTGTGGGGCACCAGAAACCGGACGAAGCGAACACCCGACCGCCGCCGCTTCCCAAGGGATCGGGTGGCACCGGGTAGCCGCACGCATCATAGGGCAGGTTCGGCATGCCCGTATTGCAGTCCGCTTTCGGGTATAGCTGCCAAGTGAGGGTCGCCCGGCTCACACCGCCGCTCGCACAGTTGCCGCCATTGCTGTAGGTCAGCGTTGCGATTGCCGCCGGCCATTCCGCCTGCCCGCATGCCCTGGGGTCGATACCGAACGGGATGCCCTCATACAGGCAGTACATCGGCACCCCGGTGCTGCCGAGGCAACCGCTTGTGTAGGTGAAATTGCAGTTGCCTTGGTATGTGCCCTGCCACCAGTTGAAGCAAGGCTCGGCACCCTTCTCGCCATCGCTCTCATCGAGGGTCAATGTGATGACGGTGCCCGCATAGGAGCCGAATATCTGTGCCGGCCCGTTGAATCGCACCTTGAGCACCTTGGGCAGCATATCGGTGCGTCTGGCCTCGCTCCCGCACCCGACGTTGGGGATGCCCGGACAGGCGAAACCGCCGTTGCACACCCGCACCCAATTGGCTTTCGAGTACATCCAAACCGTATTGGCGGTGCCCTGCTCAAGGCATGGTGTGTCATACACACAACAGCTAGACCAGTAACCCTCTTTGTGGACGTTGGTGCAAGGCGGTGCCATGCAATCGAGGCCGCCGCCCCCCGTCGCACCAGTGATGCAGTAGGTGCCGGTGCCGATCTTGGTGCCGCACATCCCGCTATCTGGGTCGATGGGTGCCCCCGTATCCCAATCCCTCACCTCGATGGTGGCGGATGCACAGCACAGGCCGAGGGCAACGTCTCGGCTGTCGCCGCACTCAAGCTCGACACCGGCCTCGCTGACGCATTCGGTGCGGCCCTGGCAGTCGCTAAAGGGCACGCTCGCACGCACCGTGTAGGCACCCGCCTCGGTGATGGTGAAGCAATGCCGCCCGCTCTCGCCGGTAGTGGCAGAGGCAACGACCTCATTCGTCAACGCACGCCGCACCTCGATGCCGGCACCGGGCAGGGGAACCGGGGTGTTGTTGAGGCAGCCGAGGGGGGCGAGGGTTGTGACGGTCACGCACAGGTTGATGGGATCGCCGCACCCGTCGCCGCAGCAAGGGCAGCCGGGTTGGTTCTTCTTTCTCACGCTTCCTCACATTCCTGCCAAATCACCACCCAATGCATGTCCACCATGCCGAGGATGACCGTCGTACCGCTGGCGATCGGATCGCCCGACAGATTGATGGCACTGACAATCTCGTCATCCTCGCCCTCGGTGAGGCCGCCATCGACGATGTGCCACAGCCGATAGGCGTTGCCGCCGCCGAAATTGACGGCCACCTTGCAGGCGAAGGGTGGCCATTTCTGCAAAGTCATGCCGATGCCCTTGCCGTCGGCGGGCATCGACTCCACACGCCGCATCGCCTTGCCGAGGCGAGCGATGGCTTTCTTGCTCAAGCTCGGCATCAGAAAATCCCCCCGACCAGATAATCGAGGATGTTCTCAAGATTGTAGATGTTGAAGTTGACCGCCTCCAGTGGCCTGTATGTGAGGATCACCGGGGGCTCGTCTGGATCGAGCACACTGCCCGTCCCGTCCAGCTTCACCGGCTCGCTGACCGGCACACCGTTGTCAAGGATCGGCTTTCGGACGTTCGACGCCAGCCGCCGCCGGCCCAAGTCAACCACCTCGGCATCCCACCCGTCGGGGTTGAAATACAGAGGGTATGTCACCCGCCGATACCACCCGACATTGGTGTCGTACAAGACCGAGAACGTAATCTGTCCCATCTTGACGGTGCGAGGCTCGGCACCTAGGAACTCTTGAGCGTTGATCTTATTGGAAAACAGATAGGCCCATCTCCAATCGAACACCGCCTGATTGAGGGTGACGGTCAGCTTGCCGATGGGCCGGTCGATGGTGATTGTGGGGTCGAACGGATCGTATGCCGAGTTGACGACTAGGTTGCCCTCGGTGTCGATATCGAGGGGCACCTCTCTGGACTCGGCTTGCCATTCCACCTGGGGTGGCTCATCGAATGGTGTTTCATACGCAAGAGGCCCGTATTGCACAGTGGCACGCCACTCGATGAAATCCTCATCGGTGCCCGGCTCAACCTCGATGCTCTGGGCATACGCAACTAGGCCATCAAGGAACGGGGTGCCGATGACGATGCCAGTCTCGGTGCTGAAACCATCGAGCACCTCGACTTGGGTGTCGTTCTCGTCGTCGGTCATGACACGATATACATCGGTGATCGCCCATTCCCGCTTGTCGTTCCTCGATGCCCTCCGACCAGTCGGGATCAATTCAACAGTCACAACAGCCATCATTCCTCACAGTGATCATGGTGTGAATTCGATTACGTTCTCGGCAGAGGTGCCGGTCAAGGCACGGTGGATGTCGGCTAGGATTCGATTGCCTTCATTCTGTTTGCCGAGTTGATCCTTATTGATGCGTGCCACATCCTTGATGCCGTCCTCTCTGCCGAGGCCGGACGCTCGCAGCAAGGCGGATCGAGCCTCGGCAGAGCGTGCATCGAGGGCACCGGCAAGGCCCACATCGCCGAGCTTGTCGCCGCTCTGTGCGTCCTGCCCTGCCTTGAGCACCCCCCGCCGGAACGTGTCATCACTTATGACACCGGCCTTGAGCATCTCCCTTAGCTTAGTGACCTCATCCCGCAAAACCTCGCCCGGTGTCCTCAAGCTCTCTGTCAGTTGCTTGCCTTCCTCCCTCAAGTCGGCAGCTTTCTTGAGGTTCTCAAGCTCGGCATACAGCCGCCGGATGTTGGAAATCTGCTCATTCGTCACACCCTTGCCGAGCCCGGCAATGGCAAGCTCGGCCTCGCCCATGCCGAACGCATCCCGCTGTGCGGTCAGCGAATTTATAAGCTCTTGTACCTGCCCGGCCTTTTGGTTGCTCTCGGCATCCGCATCCTTGGCGACTTTGCCGACAGCCGCAGAGCCGGCCTTGCTCAAGTCCTCGAATTGCTTGACGAACCAATCGCCCCATGCGTTGCCGGGGGGCGGTTCGGCTGCCAACTTGTCGAACGCCTTGCGGGCAGAATTGGACACCTCATCGGCTTTCTTGGAGAGGGCATCGAGGGTGCCGGACACGCTCACCTTGATCGGCGACATCAGATTGATGATCACCTCAAGCACCTTGCCCACCAGACGCAGAGACTTGAGGAACGTGGCACCGCCCTCGGCCAAGACCATGAAGACGCCGGCACCGATTAGCTTGGTGGTGTGCAAGCCGTTCACGAACGCTGCGATTCCCTTGCCGATGGCCTTGATGGCATTCTGCACTCCCTTGCCGCCGTCGATCCACCCGGCAACGAAATCGGCCACCCGATTGGCGAGCCGCTCGATGATGGGTGCCAGAATGATGCTAATGTCGGTGATCAAGCCGCCTACGGCAGTCTTGGCCCGGCCCATCGCCTGGCTCGCAGCCATCGCCTTGGCAACATCCATCCCCGAGAACGTGGCACCGAGCCTGTCGGCATCCTTCATGAGGCCCTGCAATTCCTCTCGGGTCTTGAGTAGGAAGGGCATCATCTTCTGTCCCGACCCGCCGAACATTTGGTCAGCGATGTTGAGCCGGTCGGCTTGGTTGCCCACGCCCTTGATGGCATCGGCGACCGCCATGAATTGATCCTCCGGCTTCATGGCACGGATGGCATCGAGATCGAGGCCCAGCTTGGCTAGGCCCTCGATGGCATCGCCACCGCCGCCCGCCGCATCGCCCAATTTCTCGCCCATGTCCGACCACGCATCGCCGAATTCCTCGGCCTCGATGCCCGATGCGCTCGCAGCGTATTGCAGCCTGCTGACCGCCTCGGCTGTGGTGCCGATCCGCTTGGCCAGCAAGCCGGTGGCGACAGCCGCATCGAGCGATCCCTTGACCATCATGCCGAGGGCACCCGCACCTAGGGCACCGCCGATGGCCACGCCGAGGGCACCGGCACTGGTGGCCATGCCCTTGAGCTTGCCGGCCACGTTGCCGAGGCCGGAGCCGAGGGCCTTGCCCACGTCGCCGATCTTGCCGACAGCCTTTTGCACCCGACCGGCGAAGTCATCGACAAGCGCTTTCGCTTTCTTGAAACCTTTCGACAGGTTGGCCACGTCGAAATTCATGCCGAGGATGAGCGAGCCGATGAGTGCCATGTCGATTCCTTGATTAGTCCTTCGCCTCTCTGTCCCGACGCTCGATGGCCTTGACCCACCTGGCCATTGTCTGCTTGACCTCGGCAGCGCTCTGCCGGCCCGGCCTCGCCTTTTGCGTCACTGGCATGAAATCCGTGGCACCCATCTTGGCACCCGCCGCATTGGCTATGGTGCTGCAAGTCAACCCGGTTTGCAGCCACGGTTCGGGTATGGGCTCGACCCGGTTGTAAGCCACCCACAGAGGCCATTCGCCGGGGTGCCTGTCGAGCCACCCGTTAAGCTCACCGAGCGTCTTGCCCATTGCGAGGGCAAGACGCATCTTGAGCCTTAGCCGGTGGCTGCCTCGGATTTTCCCTCAAGCTCGCTGATTTCCTTGTCCGTAAACGATGACATTTCCTTGACCGCATCGACGATGCGGGCGAGGGCCTTGGCACTCTTGCTCGCCAGCCAAGCCGTATCGGCCTTGGTGAAAAGCAGCTTGCCGTCGGCATCGCACACCGCCATCACGGCTAGGGTGGCTCTGAGGTGGGCACCCTTCACGAATTCCAGCGAATCCGCATCGCTGGCCGACAGGGACCGCACATAAACAGAGCCACCCCACTCGGGCACCTCGATGAGCTTGCGGGGCAAGTCGTCGGCTGCCCTGATTGCATCTTTATCCAGAATCATGATTGGTTCTTTCTGTCACGACTTGTGACACGGGTTCTTAGCTGTAGGTGATTTCCGACGTAACCTTGATGGTGACGCTTGCGGTGGCGTCGGCATCCTCGGCATGTTCCGCCGGGGTGTACTCGGTGATGATGCCGGTGCCGGAGAATGAGAAGTCGTCGGCGGTGACAACCCACGCTTTCGGGGTGCTCTGGTCGCCGATCGCATCGGCGAAGAATGCGTCACCCTCTGGGCAGTAGAACGTCACCGTAATCTCGCCCGGCTCGTACTTGCTCGATGCCCGGAATTCCTTGTGGTTGCCGCCGAGCTTCGGCTGTGCGATGGCAGCCACGCTCACCGAGGGAGGGGTCACAGAGACGACCTCGGCCACCGCCCCGCCGTCCCAAGAAAACGTAGTTTGTGTTGCGTCCGAAATAGCCATTGGCCAAACCTCACAGATAAGAGAGTTTCAACTTATATAGTGCCCTGCCATCAAATCATTGGTAGGGCACACGCTCGATGTACTTGATCATGAAATCTTGGGCGATATGCCAGAGACCCACCTCGTCGGTGCCCTCGGTCGGCTCGTCGTATTGGGAGATTTCGTTGTCGAGCCGCACCCGCTTGACCTCAAGGGCACCGCCCTCGAAATACCCGGTGAATCCCTCCAGATTCAATCGGAGGGCCTCGGCCATCTTGCGACCCTCGGTGTGGTCCGCCGACCAGCTATCCAGTTGGATGCGGGCGACAGCCACCCCCGTGCCCGTGGCGAGGCTCTTGCGGTGCTCCCGACTGATGAGACTGGTGGTGATGATCGGCAGTGCCTTGCCCTGTGGGCGATAGTCCGGGTGGATGCGATTCCCCACCAAGTCAGTCACCTCATCGAGAGAGAGCAAGTGTGCCCTAAGCTCTTGCTCGATGTTGAGGGGTGTGGAGAGGGCGAACGCCACCGAGGCACCGCCGCCGAGGCGGGCACCGCCAGAGGGCAGCACCTCGATGGTGTTGCCGCCAGAGCCATAAGAGCCATACAGAGCCGAACCGTAGATAGGCATTGGACCTCACTTAGACGATGACCGCACCCGGCAATTCTGGACTAGCTAGGGCCGCCGCATACAACTTGGCCTTGATCACCTCGAAAGCGCTGGCGAACTCGCTGTCTGCCATCAACTCTGCGAACGTGGGGAACATCACCGCCGGGGTGCCCGGCACCGCCGGCACCCCCTCGATGGGCGGGTCGGATTCGGGATCGGCCACCACCTCTGGCACATCGGGCACCTCGGCCACCAGCACTTGACCTAGGCTCAGATTGACTTGGCCGAGGGGTGACAGGTAGGCGTTAGCGCTCGCCTCGTCCTGATTGATGTTGATCACCACCCGGCCCGTCACCGCCGGTTTGCTGGCATCGAGGGCGATGAAACTAACCCACCCGATGGCGTTCGTGGCCGGGGTGGTGCTGTACGGATTCGGGTATTCTGGGATAAGGAGTGCCATGATTTAACCTTTCAAACTACGTTGATGCCCCATTTCTTCGAGAGATACCACTCGACCGCCCTACGCTCTGCCTGGGTCAAGGCACGGTGGTAGATGATTGCCTCGCCCATCACACCGATAAGCGCTCCAGATCCCCCTGTGCGGCCCACGACATCCACCCTGGATGTGGTGTCGGATGTAAAGCCCTCGGTCTGAAAGCTGCTGCTGGCCAGTGATACCGAATTGGCCCACAAATTGAGCGTGGCATTGGCATAGTCGAATCGGGCAACATGAATGAAAGGCACATTGTTGCTGACGGTGCCACCGCCCCTGCCGACGTAGGTATCGGAGTCGAGCCGCCGACCGCCCCCGGTGAACTTGCCCGCACCTGGGGCACCGCCGGCACTCTCCCCCAGAGATATCAGGCCACGTTGACCGCCCCCCGAATTGATCGAAACCCCCATGGATCGCTGTAGCGTTGCGTTGCTGGTGGTGTATGCGGCAGCGAATAGGGTCAGGCCATCGACGTTCCGCCCGATGTTGGTGTCGGAAGCGTCAAGGCCGGTCAATGTGCTGGATGTAACGCCCGGTTTCAGGTTGAATGCAGTAGCCGACCACACCGGGAAGTTAGATCCGGTTGTCGCAACTAGGCCGGAACTACTCTTGTCGGCCCATGCCGATACGTTGTTAGATCCATCCTTCGTTATGGTGCCTACGTCAGTCGCATCGAACCATGCAACGCAACCATCAATGTCAGTCGGCCTGACAATCCCGCCACG